CTCCGAACACCCCGAGCACGGCGCAGAGCCCGGTTGCGGACGTGCTCGCGCAGCACGGCATCACCCCGCCCGCCGCTGCCCCGCAGGCAAGCGCAGGCGCTCCCGCCGCACCTCCCGAGGCAGGCGCTGCACCCGCGGCTCCGACGGGCGCTCCGGCGCCGGGACAGCCCGCTCCGCCTCCCAACGGCATGAGCCATGCCGAGGCGTCGATCCGCGCGCTCGCCCCGGAGCTCCTGCCGAAGGAGGCGGAGCTCAAGAATGAGGGCCCCGACGCGCAGAACGCGCAGGAGATCCGGGACGTGGCCGGCGAGGCCCTGCTCCAGCGCGGCAAGGCCATCAACCAGACCGTCACCGCGGGCACCCAAAACAATCAGGACCAGGCCCAAGCCGCCGATCAAGCATACTTCCAGGCCTGGATCGCCCGGAACCAAGCGCTCGGGGATATCGGCGCGCTCACCACGGCTCGCGACGATGCGGCGGCGAAGCTCGCGACCGTGAAACAGACGCCGATCCAGCCGCACCAGGACTTCCCGGGCTGGTTCGTCGCCTTGAGCGTACTCGGCGGGCTCGCCGGCGGCGCCGCAGAGGGTTTCTCGGGCGGCAAGGTACGGAACAGCACGCTCGACATGCTGAACGAGATCATCAACCGCTGGGTGGACGTCCAAAAGTACAACAAGGGCCTGCTCGTCTCGTCCCTCGAGCAACAGCTCGGCGACAAGAACGCGGCCATCATGATGGCGCGCGGGAAATTCAAAGACGCGCTTGCCGATCAAGCGGACGCGAAGGCGAGATTCGCCCGCTCGACGGAAGGCATGCGGCAACTGGGAGCCGCGGCGGCCACGCTCCGGGCCCAAGCGCTCGACGACTACAACAAGACGAACGCCGTCGTGATGGGCAAGGCGACGCAAAGCCTCAAGTTTGGCCCGCCGAAGGCCGGCGCCGGACCGAAACTCGACAACGATGTGACGCGCGAACTCGCGACCTACGGCGTGAGCCCGAAGGCGTACGCGGATGGGCTGGAGAAGAAGACTGGATCGGGGGAAACGGCGCCCACCCTGAACGCAGCCATCGATCGGGTATCTCAAATCGATGGCGACTGGGCGGCCTTGCACTCGCTCGCCGCAGCCAACGGCGGGAAGCTAGCGGGTAAGGAGCTCATCACCATCCCGCAAGCGTTCGTGCCGACGCTCGCTCGGCTCGGTATCAGGCAAGGCATGGACCGCGAACAGGTCCAGCAGATCTACACCGAGTACATGGTCAAAGCCGCGAAGGCGATGGGCTCGCGCGTGACGGAGAAGGAGCTCGAAATCGCGGGCCAGAGCCTCGGCTCGACCACGGCGGGCTTCTTCCGCACGATGAAGCGCATTCGCGACGAGACGAACGAGGCCGTCAAGAGCACGGCGGAGATGGTCTGGCCCGGCGCCTCGCAACAGGTATTGAACCTGCACCGGCGCGCGACCGCGGCGACCACCGGCATCCCGACCATCGACGCCGAGCCTTTCGAGGCGGAGAATGCGCCCGAGACCGGGCCAAAGACGCCCGAGTTCCCGAAGACGCAGCTCGAGAAGGATAACGAGGCCGCGTTCCAAGCGCGCCACGAGGCGGCGCAACCGCTCCGCGATACCGAAGAGAACAAGCGTCGGCTGTCGATCGGCGCGGGCCGCTTCGGGCAGCCCTTCTGAGCCCCTGAACCATGGCTGAGGTCGACGGCAAAGTTGTCATGAAGTCGCCCGAGGGGCGGCTCTACCGGGTCGCGCCCGCGGACGTGGGCACGGCGACGCAGAACCAGGGCTGGCAGATTGCCGGCGACGAGGAGGTCGCGGCCCGACAAGCCGAACGGGAGGCGCACGCTCAATACGGGAGCACGGGCCAGCAAGCGCTCGGCGCCCTCGAGACCTTCACGCGTACGGCGACGATGGGCGCGGTGCCAGGTTTCGGCTCGCCCGAGGACGTGGCAGGGCGCTCGGCGATCCTCCGGAAGGAGTCGCCCGTCACGAGCTTCCTGTCTCAGGCCGCGGGCACGGTCGTTCCTGCGCTCGCGGGCGGAGCCCTAGCAGAAGGCGCCGCCGGCGCGCTCGGTGCCGGGGAGCTGGCGCTTCCGGGCGCACTCGGGGAGACCATGGCCGTCCCGACGGCGGCCGCCCCGGGGCTGCTCACGGGCGCGCGTGCCGTGGGGGAAGGTCTGTCCGCCAGCAGCGCCGACGAGCTCGAGGAGGCCCGCGCCGGCAACCGCAGCGTGAACGTGGGGAACATCCTCATGAACACCATCGGGGGCGAAATCATCGGGCGAGCCGTGCCGGCGATCGCGCGGGAAACCTCGAGCGCCCTCCGTTCCCGGCTCTTTGGGGAAGCGGCGACGACCGGGGTAGAAGCCGCGGGGGAAGGCGTCCTCGGCCAAGCCGAGCGGCATGCGCTCGATTCGAGCGCGGACGTGGCCGACGGCCTCCCGCACGGGCCCGATCGGGACGTGTTCCTCGCCAATGCCGACCAGCAGATTACCGATCGGGCGAGCCAACGCATGGCGGGCAGCCTCGACGAATTGAACGGGGCCATGGGCGTGGGCGGTGCGGAAAAACCACGCGCCGTGAACAGTCTCGTAGAAAAGACACACCCGGCGCAACGCGATTGGGCCGCGGACACGAGCCAAGCCGCGCTCGACCTGCGGGAGGAGATCCGCGCGCCCGTGCCGAAGCCCGAGGGCCCGACCTGGCTGCCGCGTGAGGGCGAGCCGGCGACGATGCCGGGCCCTATAGCGGAGCCCGTCGGCATCCCGAAGGACGCGGGGCTCGGGAAGTTCACGAAGGAGCTCGACCGCACGTTGACCGACGCGAGCGAATCGCTCGACCACGCGAGCACGAACGTCGAGTATTTCCAGGCGGGCCGCGACTTGCACGCGGACTTGGCGGCCCAAGAGCGCAAGATCCAGGCGTTCGTGCAGAGCGGGCGCGCTGCCGATCCGGAGGCGGCCCAAGCCTTGCTCGACAAGGTCGGCACCTATCGGCAGAACCTCCGCCAAGACCTCGAGCGTCCAGACCTCTGGGGCCAGGCGGGCGAGTACCAGCGCCGCATGAACTCGGCCATTCACGACAACTGGGTGCCGGGCTCGAACGTCGTCGAAAAGGACCTCGGGCGCACGGTCGACGGCGAAACGCGGTTCGATCCGAGCAAGGTGCGGAGCCACCTGAAAGCGGACGAGGTGGGGCGCGGGCTCACGCCCGAGTTCCTCGAGCGAAAGCTCCAGGGCGCGGAACAGGCCATCGACACCCATAAGCAGTTCGGCACCGCCAGCGACGCGCAGATCCATCGCATGGAGACGGCGGTAAAGGACGTGCGCGATCAGCTGAAGCTCGCCGACGACGTGCGCGGGGCGAAAGCGCGCATGGCCGAGCAAGAGGGCCTGGCCCGCGAGAGCGCCAAGTTTGATCGCGAGCAAGCGGGCGCGGAACGGGAACGAAAAGCCGCGCAGGCGGCCGCCGACCGGGCCGCGTCGGAAAAGAGCGCGGTGCTCGGCGACATTCTGAGCTCGGGGGCGGGCATGGCCGCGGGCGCCATCGCGCACTCCTTCGGGCTCGGCGCGGCGGTCGCCGCGGGCAGCAAGCTCCTCCGCTTGAACCGCTTGCTCGAGACCCTCGGGCGCACCGGGGAGGCGACCGTCGGCAGCGCGGCACGCGGGGCCGTTCGCGGCGGAGCGGGGCCTGTCCTGCGGTCGATCGAAGGCGGTCTCGGCAAGGCTGCAACCGGCGCAGTGCCCGTCGCTACGACGGCGCTCGCACGCTTCCAGGGCGAGTACCCGTCGCTCCAGAGCGCGTTCGATGCGCGCCGGCGCGCGGTCGAGACCATCCAACAGAACCCGATCGCCTTGCATGACGCCATCGGAAAAAACTTTGGCTCGCTCCCGATGACTCACCCGGAGCTATTCGGGCAGATCTCGGCTCGGTTGCAAGTCGTGGCTCAGTACCTGCACGACAACCTACCGGCGCAGCTGTCCGCGTCCATGGTGCGCCCGAACGGCATCCCGCTCTCGAGGGCGACGGCTCGGGACTTTGCGCTCAAGTACAATAGCGCCACCAACCCCGCGAGCGTGTTGGACGACGTGAAACGCGGCATGGCGTCGCCGACGCAGATCCGCACGCTCGAAGCCGTGCACCCGGACATTTATCAGAACCTGAAGCTCGCCATCACGAGCGAGGTCGCGAAGAATCCCGAGGGCATTTCCACGCAGAGGAAGCTCCGCCTCGATATCCTCTTCGGTGGCGACGGCATGGCGGGGCGCGCGTTCGCTTGGCCGCTAGCGAAAGCCGTCAAAGACTATCGCGCGGGGCGATCGACGGGCGCGCTCGCTGCCTCACCGGCGCCGTCCGCGATCGGGAAGACCACGCCGAGCCGCGGGCTCGACGCCATCAAGAGCAGCGTCACGAACGCCTGACAACAAGGAGCAACACATGGACGAACAGGAAGCCCAAGCATTGGGCGCAACGGTAAAAACATCGACCGGGTCTGACATTGGATGGGCCGTGCGCGAGATGCGTTACCACGGCGGCAAGGTCGCTCGCGCCGGGTGGAACGGCAAGGGCATGTACCTCGTCTTCCAGAAGGGATACCCCGACGGCATCCCGATCAACGCGAACACGGCCCAAGCTACGGGCATCCCGCAAGGCACGGTCTGCAAGTTCCTGCCTTACATCATGATGCGCACTGTGCAGGGCGATTTCGTTCCCTGGCTCGCATCGCAGACCGATTTGCTCGCTCTCGACTGGCAGTTGTCCGCCGACTGAGCGCGCCCCCGAGACCGCCATGCCCTATAAAAAGCCTTGGCACACGCACAATAAGGACGAGGCCCCGATGGTGCTCTTGAAGGAGTGCCAGGCGGCCATCACGGACAACCGCCCCCGCCTCGGCATGGCGGTCAAATACGGCTCGCTTTTCGAGGGGTCGTTGCTCACGAGCTTTCTGCCCGTCGGCTACGCGCTCGAATCGTCCAACGTGTTCCAAGGCATGGACACGCCGCTCATCCGCCGCAAGTGCCGGAGCATCGTGAAGGGCGCGCACGCGCAGCTCTGGGGCAACGATGACCCTTTGCCGCAATTCATGAGTGTCGGCGGGGAATGGCACACGCAAACGCAAGCCATCCTCTTGAACCGCGCGATCGATTCCGAGTACCAGCAGCCTCAGGGGCGGTTCAACGACCAGCACGACCTCTGGCGGCACGCGGGGCTCATCATCATGGGCACGGTCGGGAGCGTGGCGGTGTTCGAGCTCCCCGGTTTCGGACAGACCGAGAGCCGCATCAACGACACCTTGACCATGGCGCTCGAAACGAGCGGGCCCCAGGGCGCGCTCCTCGGCTGCGTCGGGACCGACTACTACGAGCCCGAGGAACTGTGCTTACGGTTCCCCGCCGATCGCGAAGCCATCGAACGGAACGCGGAGACCATGTGGACGCTCGCGGAGAATCGCGGCATGCGGCACGGCGGGCAGCCCCGCATGGAGAGCCGCTGGGTGGTCCAGGTGCATTTCGGCTACCGCTGCAGCATCCGCGGCAACGACGGCCGCCAGCTCTGGGTGCTCAAAGACGGCTACCGGCTCGGCAAGGATCGGGTTTACGAGTACGAGGAGCTCCCCTGCACCATCGTGCATTTCGAGCGGCAACAGGCGGGCGACTGGGGCCTACCGCTCACGGCCTACGTGTATGAGGTCCTTCGGCGCCAGAACGAGATGGCGTTCGATAGCGACCAGAAACAGCTCAATTCCCCGCAGCGCATCGTGCAGGGCCCGAAGGCGACGCTCGACAAGATCGGTGGCAAGACGAAAGGCACGATGGCCATCGAGAGCGAGATGGTGCAGACCGACCTCCGCATCACCGATCTCGACTCCCGCGACGAGGCGGCGCTTGCGTTGGTCGAGCTCTACGGGCGCTGGGCGGACGAGGACGCGATGGTCGACGCTCGTCACCAGGGCGGGGGCGGCAAGCAAGCCTCGTCCGGCGTGCACGAGAAATACAACGCGAGCTACTTTACCGAGGCCTTCGCGCCCGAGAGTCGGCGGTTCATTCACGCCCGCACGGTGGAAACCGGTCGCCGCAAGGTGCGCGCGCTGCGCGAGATGGTGAAGGAGGGCCAGGATATCAAGCGCCGCTGGGAGAAGGGGTCGTTGTCGACGGTCATCGACATGAACGATCTCGACCTCGACGAGAATCGGTTTCTCTTGCGCATCGCGCCCGTGAGCGAGGAGAAGAATTCAATCTCTAGCCTGCTCGACTTTGGCCAGCAGATGGTCGACCAGGAGAAGGCGTCATTGGGGGAGTTCATCCAATTCCGCCAGCACCTCGATGCCGATTCCTTCGGCGATATCGTGAGCCAGCAGATGCAGTGGCTGCAGCGGCAGATCGAAAAGTGGCTGCACGCCAAGGATGCCGAGCGGAACGCGGACGATTTCTACCAGAGCCCGCGCAAGTGGATGAAGATCGAACGCATCGCCGAGCGCGTGCAGCTCGAGCTGCTCGCGGCCGAGAGCCTCGGGGCGCCGCCGGACCGGCTCGAATATTTCGAGCTGTTCCTGGAAGAGTGCGGCGTGCTCGTCGAGCAGGAGCAACTGCAGAACAAGACCAGCGTGTCCGCGACCGCGGATCTCAGTCAGATCTACCCAGGAGCAGGAGCAAGCAATGGACCCGGAAACCCTAGCCTCGGAAGCCCCGGAAGCGGCGGAAGCCCCGGAATCGGAGGCGGCAGCCCCGCCCCCGGTGGCCTCCCCGGACCCGCCACGGTCAGCGGCGGCCCGCCCGCCCTCGCTCAAGCCGGATGAGTCGGCCGAGGCCGCCAAAGCCGCCAAGCGCCGCGAGCACTTAGAGCGAGCGCTGAAAATGAGCGGCCGCGCGGCGGCCAAGACGGAAGCCGAGACCGAGACCGAGGAGGACGAGGAAGAGGCCGAAGCCTCCGAAAAGGACGAGGCCGAGAAGGAGCCGGAGAAGGAAACCGCCGCGCAGAAGAGCGAGCGCCTCGCCAAGCTCGACAAGGTGAAGAGCCACAAGCATCTCGCCAAGGCCCTCGAACGGCACACGGCGGAGGTGAAGGCGCTGGAAGAGCGCGAGAAGAAGCACCAGGAGCAGCAAGCCAAAGACGATCGCATCAACCAGGCCGCCACCCGCGAGTACGGGCCGTTTGCGCAAGCCCGGCACGCGTACGTGAACGTGAAGGATTTCCGCGGCGCGAAGGCCGCGATCGAGGGCATCTTCCAGGACAAGTTCGAAAACATCGCACGCAACATCTGGAACGTGGCCAAAGACGGCAACGCGGCCGCCGACCTCCGGCACGAGATCAACGCGCTAAAGGCTCAGCTCCAAGCGCGTGAAGAGCAGGGCACGCAGCAGAAACAAGCCGAGACGAAAACGTCGGAGGAAAAGCAGCTCCGGGCGACGTTCGACAAGCGCACGAAGGGCCATGACTTGGCGACGCTCGGCGACGAGGAGCTGAGCCGGGAAGCGTTCGACAAGTGGCGCGCGAGTTGGGATGAGGATCTCGGCGAATACACGCTCACGAGCAAGAAAGCCGCGGACCTGGTGCTCGAAAAGCACCGCACCCGCGCCGCGAAACTCTCGGGCAAACGCGCGCCCGCTCCCCTGGCACGCCCCGCCGTGCGCGAGACCAAAGACAACGGCGCAGCCAAGCCCGTGCGCGAGATGAGCAAAGAAGAGAAGAAGATCTACTACCGCGATCGGGCGGTCCGCGCGGCGAGCGCTGCCCGGCGGGAACGCGAGCGGCACGCGTGAGGCTCCGACCCGTCCGCGACTACGTATGGATCCGGCCGCGCCCGGAGCTCATCGAGGAGACGAGCTCGCTGAAGTTCACGTTCGGGGAGCTCAGCGAAGAGCAACAGGCCATCGTCCAGCGCGCGAACACCGTCGGTTACATCCCGTTGCACCATCTGAGCGCCGTCGGATCCGACTACAAGAGCCACCCCGACTCGCTCACCTTCGGCGAGGTGCTCCGGGTAGGGCCCGGGCGCGCCGCGCTCGCGCAAGACCGTCCAGGGCTCCGCCCGGGCGATCTGGTGAGCTACAAGCGGAACCGCGTAGCGCACGAGTTCCCGGACTTCGAACGGGAGGGCGGGCAGCTGCAGCTCGTGCACGAGCACGGCATCCCCCTTCGCTACCCGAACGGTGCCGGCGCGATGCCGGAGCCGCTCGCGGACACGGTCATTACGCGCCCCGATCCGGACGGTGCCAAGGCGTTCCTCGGCAAGGAACTGCCGCTCACCCCGGAGGAACTCGCTTGGGGCATCGTGACGAAGGTCCACAAGCAGCCAGGCGCCCACCGAGGCACGCGCCAAGAGAGGGCGGGCAGCGTCGTCGCGAGCAAAACCCGGCTCATGGTCGAGCGGGTCGTGGCGACCGGGCCCGGGCGCTGGGTGCAGGCGGTCTGGAGCGAGACGGAGTTCGGTCCGCGACACAGGCACGTGTGGGAACCGAACGAGATCGCCCCCGGTCCCATGGCGCTGTTCCTCTCGTGCAACGACCGGGCTCGGTTCCGCCTGCATGGCGAGACGTTCACGCTCGCGCCTTGGCAGGATTTCGTGGGCTACGAGAGCCAGGGCGACGATGGCTGAGGACCTGTCGCCAGAGGACGGGATGCCGCTGCTGGAAGCCTGCGACAAGTACCCGTACCACGAACTCGTGGCCTACGCGTGCGGGCGCACCATTGGCGAGCTGCGGGACTGGCTCGAGCGCGGCGCCTCCGCGGGCGATGACCAGCCGGGGCTCCGGACCTTCACGCGCGAGTACTGCCAGCGGGACGCGAACTACGCCGCGAAAGTGTTCGACACGATCTGGAGCAATTGCCAGAGCGGGCAGCGCGCGAACGTGGCCCCGCTCTGGGCGTGGTTCGAGAAGCGCTGGCCGTGCCAGAATCCGCTCGCGATTACCACGCTGCTCGCAAGCGAACGGGTGGAGGAGCTCTCGCTCCGGGAGAGCTTCCGCGATCCGACGCAGCCCATCCTCGACGCGCTTGCGGAAACGGGCTGGTTCCGCGCGAGCGACCTCGAAAACCCGAGCGCCGTGTTGCGGCAAGTATTGAGCGAGGCGGGCTACCGGAGGGAGAGCGATGCTCGACCCGAGCCGCGTCTTACGCCGCAAGGCGAATGAGGGCGGGAATCTCCTTTCGATTCTCACCCCGAAGCAGAAGGCCATCGAGCTCGACCCGTGGCATCTGCGCGTCGTCTGCGGCGGGCGGCAATGGGGCAAAACGACCTGGAGCGGGGTCGGGCACTCGCGCAATACCCTCCCGGGCGTCACGAACCTGGCGATTGCGCCGACGATTCACAAGGCCCGCGATCTGCTCTGGCCGATCTGTGAACGGCTGAACCGGGAGCACGGCGCGAAGCTCGAGCTGCGGCGCGCGGATAGTCAAATCATCACGCCACGCGGCGGTACCGTGCAGCTCCTCGGGCTCTCGACCCTGGCCGAGGCGGAGAAGATCCGCGGCTTCACGCCCGGCATGATCACGTTCGAGGAGTGCGGGACCTACCGCGACGAGCTCCTGTCGTTTGCGATCGACGCCTGCGCGAAGCCATCGCTCATGCGGTACTGGCGCCGGGGCGGGCGCGGGATAGCCGCGATTGGCACGCCCTCCAAGAACGTCAAAACCTACTGGCACACGATGTGTCTCGGGGAGACGGGCGGGCACGTGCACCGCGCGACCGTGCACGACAACCCGCACATCCCCGATGCCGAGGCGTACCTTCGCCAAGTCCTGCTCGACAACGCCAAGCAGGGCTGGACCGAGCGCACGCCCGAGTACCGGCGCGAGTACTTGGGGGAGTTCTGTCCGAACGTGGAAGAGCTGCCGATGGGCGGCTGGAATGGCGTGGTGCTCCCGCAAGCGGCTGCGCCCGCGCACGGCTGGACCGTGATGGGCGTCGACTTTGGCCAGCACCAGCCGAACGCGTGGAACGTCTATCGGCTCACGACCGAGCGCGCGACGGATCCGACGGGCAGCAAGATCTTCACGATGCACAAGATCCACCATCTCTACGCCTACAAGCAGGCGGGGATGACCACGGATCAAGTGGCGGCCCACAGCAAGATGCTCGCCGGGCGCTTTCACGTGAACGTGATGGTCGGCGACAACTCCGGCGGCGGCGCGCAGAGCATCGCGGATCTGCAGCGCATCTACCAGCTCAATATCCTTCCCGCGAAGGCCGGCAAGCGGAGCCAGTTCAAGCGCGACAAGATTTGGACCTACGGGTCGATGCTCACGAACACGACGATCGTCGTGTATGAGGAGACCAAGCCCTGGCAGGACGAGGCCCGCGTCACACCTTGGAACGAGGAGAAGACCGACTTTCAGAAGGGCTACCCCGACCACAACCTCGACGCCGGCCTCTACGCGCTCGATTTCCTCATGGCGCACATCAGCGAGACGGAGGCCGAGCCGATGCCGGGCACGCCCGAGTACGAGGCCAAGCAAGAGAAGGCGCGCTGGGATGAGCGCTTCCGATGGATCCGGGAACACGGATAGCCTCGGGGCCTAGCGCCCGCTCGCCACTTGATGCACGCGCTGTCGGGTAAGTCCTAGGAGCTGGCCCGCGTCGCGCATCGAGAGGCCCGCGTCGAGCATCGCATGGACCGCCTTCTCCGTGGCCGCTGCCGCTGCATCCTCCGCCTCCTCCGCGCGCTCGCGTTCGCTGAGCGACCGATCGACGGCTTTCCGCACGGGCCCCGGGAGCGACACCTTCACCTCGAGCTCGACCGTGTCCGCTGCATCCCCGATGAAGAGGCCGAGCGCTTCCCGGATGCGTTCCGTGCCCTGCTCGATCGTGCGGCCCTGGGTATGACAGCCCTGCACGCCCTCCACGTGTACGACCCACCACCCGTCCTGCCCGCGTTCGAAGCGCGCCACGTATTTCGCTTTCGCCCTCATCGCTTCAACCAGCCCTTTCCGAGACACGGCTCCAGATCGCGCTCGATGCTTCGCAGTAGGCCGCGGTCATAGTCTTCACCCGCGTGTACCGTGATGGTCGTTTGGCACTGCCCGCATCGGACGGTGAGATGAGACCCGCGCTGGCGGACCTCGACGCACCCGAAGCCCCGGAGAATCTTGCGGAGTTCGCGTGCGGTCACCCCATAGATTAGCGCGTCTGGCGAAAGTGTCAAGCGCGGTTGGCAGACACGGATTACGAGTCGAATTCCACCAGCGGCGCCCCCTCGGGCAAGGCACTCGCGGGCGGGAACAGGTCGTAGTATGCGTCCTCGAGCTCGGCCGCGATGGCGATCTCCTCCCCCGCGGCCTTGAAGAGCTCGCGGCGCTTCAACCGGAACTTGCCGCTCACCTCCGTCTCCAGGCGGTCGAGTTCCTGATCCTGTTCCTTGTTCAGCTCGGCATACCTACGGCGCAGATCGGACGGGGTCATGGGCTAGGCTCCTTCAGGCTCGTTTACCGTCGCGCTCCCAGCGGCTCATGACAGGCAAGCCGCGGTGCCGACGCTCGGACAGGATCCGCTGAACGGCCTCGGGAGGCAAGGCCGCGGGCGGTCGCCAATTGCACCAGCAATAGGCCCCAAACGCGCTCCGGCTCGGGGCCGCGTTGATCTTCCCGCGCGCGTAGCGGACGTCGAGACCCGTGCCGCGGCTATACTTGGTGAGGAACACGTCCACCCAGTTGCCGAGCGGCGTGAAGGGCGGGACCAGGAAAAAATGGTGCATGCCGCGCGGCGACTTCTGCGTGAGCGTCGGCGGGAGCCCGGCAAAGAACGTGGACACGTCCGCGGGCCCGTCCACGTCGAGGCACACGAGCCACTCAGGGCATCCTCCCCACGCGCCCAAGGCAAGGGCCACGTTCATGTCGGGCGTAAAGTCCACGGGTTGAAACTCGCGACCCTCCTTCCACTGCCCGTCGAGGTGCCGGAACTCGTGCTTACCCGCGTTGCAGTCCATGCCCCCGCAGCGGCAGCGCCCGTCCGGGTGCACGCCGTGCATGGGAATGGGGCGGAAGCCGTGGGCGCGGTAGAAGCGCACGGCATCGAGCAACGGGAGATCGTTCGGGGTCATCCCCGGAGCGCCGTCGCCATCGCCCGCATGCTGTCGCACTGAACTCCGCACGCGTCGTAGAGGGCGAGCGCGCGATCGATCCGCTCCCGCAACCCGAGCGCCTCCTCGCACGAGCAGGGGTCGGGTTCGGCATGCGTTGCGTCCCACATCTTCAAGAGCTCGCGCTGCGCCACGGGGGAGTCTTTGGGGCGGCGAGGGGCGGGTTCGGTGGTGGTCTCTTCGGCGACGAGATCCTCGACGCGATGCCAGAGCGCGACGTCCTCCGGTTCGCCATTGTCGCGAAGCATGTACCGGCGCAGCGTGACGCCGATCTCCGCGTCCACCTCCGCGCGCGTGCGCGGAACGAGGGCCTGGGTCCGGCATTGATCTAGCGTTCGCACAAACGTCTTCCCGTCCTCGCACCAGCCCGGCTGTTCGACGAAGTCCTTCGCGTATCGGTGCGTGGCACTAGCCAGTTCCTCTAGCGTCACCCGGCTCACCTTGCTCCAGTCGTAGGTCATGGCTTTCCCTCGTCCTCTTCGCGTAGCTCTTTCAGCCAGTCAGACGCTCTAACACCTGCGGACGGATTCTCCCCGCGGCGGGCGAGCTCTGAGCGGCAGAGCGCGATGACCTTTCGATCGTGATCATCGCCGCCTACCCCATGAATGGTATTCACTGAATCCTGTAGCCACTCTCGAAGCCGTGAGTGATCGATCTCCGACAACGCATCGAGCACCGCGCGATCCAATAGTCGATTCGACCTCGAATGCTCGTCCTGCCAATCGGCAAAGGCGATCAGGTCATCGGCATCCGCACCGCACATGCCGCACTCTTGGTCGTAAAGCGTGGCATGCTTCTCAAGCGCCTCCAGCTTCTCCCGCGTCTCGGTGTGCGCGCGCATCTCGGCCGTGAGCTGAGCCGTCATTGAATCGCGGTCGTCCTCGGCAGTAGCCAGCTCCCCCGCCGTCTCCCGCAACTCCGCCTCGGCCGCGTTCGTGCGTTGCTCGGCGGCTTGCCAGCGCACGAACGCGCTCTCGAGGGTCGGGCAACCTGCCCGGTGCCAGGCTTCTGGATCGAATTCGAGGGAGCCCGAGAAGGGATCGCGGTCGTTCACGCGGCCTCCTCATCCCAGTCGAGTTCCACTTCCTCCTCATCCCAGTCGACGTCGCTTTCCACGTAGCCCGGGAAGCTGCCCGTGCGCTCGCAGACGAGCAGGTGCTCGAACCAGATCCGGCACTGTTTCTCGCCCGCCGTGCGCATGCGAGGGGTGAGCCTGAAAACCGTGACCGGGTACGGGGGCGAGCTCTCGACGGCCACGATGTATTGTTCGAGCACGGGGCCCGGGGTATAGGATATCGCCGTTTCGAGCCCGTGCGCGTACCAAGCGACTTGGGCATGATAGGCCAGCTTTCGCGCCTGCCACTGAAAGAGTTGCGGCGCGGAGCTCTGCGCGGTCTTCAGCTCGACCAGGATCTTCCCGCCCGTGCGCACGTGGACGACGTCGGGCGTACCGGCGCACGCGCGGCCGGCGAGGGTCCACTCGATGCGCTCTTCCCGGATGCCGTCGAGGAGCTCGGTCGCGCGCCGGTGCCGGGCGAGGGACTGTCGCATCCCGTCCACGTCCACGAATTCGCGCGGGGAGAGGATATCGCAATCGGGATTCTCTTCCAGGAACGCTTGGTAGGCCTTGGTTCGCTTGTCGCGCTTGCCCGCGTAGAGCTTGACCCGCTCCGCGTCGCCGAGCAGGAAGCTATGGACGGCCGAGCCCTTGCGCATGCTGGAGGTCTCGCCATCGTGCCCGTGCGCGTAGTGGGCCGCGCTCTTGCCGAACAGCTTCAGCCGGCTGAAGCGCACCGGGTCGAGGAGTGTCGTGTCATTGGATGACATGGTCGGTCTCCAGGGTGCCGGGCGGAGGCTCGGCGTCGGTGTCTGCATCGGTCGTATCGTCGCCGGGCTCGCGCGCGGCCGTGGACGGCGAGAGCGGCGCGGGCAGGTCCGCGGGGGTCGCCTTCTTCGGGCGCTTCGGCACCTCGTTCCGGACCCGGATGCAGTCCACGTCCTCGCCCCCGACGCTAGTCTGTGACGGAAAAAGGGTGATGAGCTTGCCGATCCAGGCGGCGGGGTTGTTGCCGTAGAGCCGCGCGATGGTCTTCGCGTTCGTCTTGTTGAGGAGCAGCGGCAACGGGACCTTCTGCCCCTTGCTGTCCTGGAGTTCCAAGCGCGGTTGCTTTTTGATCTCGCGCTTGCCCCCGTTCACGAGCTCGCTCGTGAGCCGGGTCACTTTCGCGATGCGGAACGTGCGCTCTTTGCCCGTGAGGTGCCACACGCGCAGACAGCTACTGTCGAAATACGCGCGCCAGTCGGTTGCGCCGAGGTCCTCTTCGCGCGCCTCGAACTTCTCCTCTCGTGCCATGACTCAGCTCCCTTGTGCAGGCCCATGCCAACACGGCATCGGGTGAACGGTCGCGGCTTCGATCTCCGGGTTGAAATACCACCTCCACCCGCGTTGCCGCGCAGCTTCCGCCGCGACCTGCTTCTCCAACTCTAGCAGCGTTTCGCTCGGAAAAAACCCTTGATCCGTCGCCAGCTCCCACGCTTCCGTCCACGCCCAAAGACTCTCCTCCGGTGTTGCACCGAATCCGCTCACCTGTTGCACCGCGGGCGAATCGAGCGTGCCGTCGTAGCAGCGCGGGCAATGGCATTGCCAGTTCCCGGGCCAGACCTCCGTCAAGCGCAAGGGCGTCTCGCACGAGAGGCAGCGGGTCGCGGACTCGACCTGCAGCATGGTGCGGGTCGTGAGCGTGCTCCGTCGTGGCGAAGCGGGCTGGTTCGGTTCAGTCATTGGCGGCCTCCTGGTGCGGGATGGTGATCGGCGCGGTCGGTCGAGCGTGCAGGGCATGGGCGCGCGCGAGGAGCGATCGCAGATGCCGCCCGAACGCGTTCGTTTCGAGCGTGCCGCCCGTGAGGAGCACCAGGCGGTCGAGGAGCAGCGTGCAGAGCCGCCCGATCGGCTCCAGGTGCCGCACGGGGGACTCCAGCCGGAGCTCGAGGTCGAACCGGGACAGATAGTCGAGGAGCTCTTCCTTGGTGCGGCGGATTTCGAGCAGCTTCGGGGCGTTCATTTCGAGACCCCCTTCCGCCCCCGGCGCACGCGCACCACGAGGGTCAGGGTCGTCCGCGCGACGTTCACCCGCCACTCGCGGTGCGCCTTCGCGCCGTTCGTGCGCCGCAACGTCGCGTCCATGCTCTCGACCGCTTTCGCTAGATGACTCATGACGCCTTCA